GATGGAGAATTATTAGGGTTTCAAATAATGAATGGTTCTACTCACTATGGGGCTATGGGATATAATAGTGGAGCAGTAATAATATCTACTACTGATAATGATGCATCTACTGTAACCCCACGTATGTATTTTAATGACACTGCTGATGCAGTAGTTCAAATCCCACCGGGTACAACCGCAGAAATTAATGAACATCGGTTTGCTAAATATACAGTTGGTGGTAGTGAGTATGCAGTTATGTATCCCGAAGGAGACAGAGATGGAACTGCCGGTGACCCTTATGCTTTTATAGGAGTTAATGCTTCTAATGCTATAGCCCCTTATTCTCGTATATATTCTCTTTATCATAACCTCACAGCTGGAGCTGTTGGTGCTGCATCATTAACATTTGGTGACGCTGATACAGGAATTTATAGTGGGGCTGCTAATACTATATCAATAACTTGTAATGGTAATAAAGAGTTAGAAATTAGTTCAGGTGGTTTGTATGTTGATAGTTGGGCTTCAGGAAGTGGTACTAATGTACATGTTGCATCAGATTTGCTAATTAGAGAAACATCATCTATAAGATTTAAAGATAATGTTGTAGATATGGAAACCGATACTTCTAATATTTATGACCTTAGACCAGTAACATTTGATTGGAATGATAAATCAGCTCATCCGGGTAAAAAAGATATTGGACTAATTGCAGAAGAAACTGAAAAAATATATCCTGAAATAGTAAATTATGATGAAAATGGATTGGCAGAAAGCATAAGTTATCAAAAATTATCAGTATTATTGTTATCAGAGATGAAAAAATTAAAAGATGAAATAAAAGAACTAAAGGAGAATAAATAATGCCAGATGTAACAGTATCATTTACAGATGCACAATGGACTAGAATAGTAGCAGCTTCGCCAACAATAAAAGCCTTAGATGAAACTGGGGATATTGATGCAACTTATTTGTCTAATAAACTCAAAACTCTAGTAGCCAATTGGGTTAAAGCACATGAAGAAAAAGCGTCAGTCTCAGACTTCTAAAATCATACAGTATAGATACGACAATCCTCACGACACTCTTCAACAAATAGGAAATGCGTTTAAAGTATCTAGACAGTATATATATAAAGTACTGAAACAGAACAATGTTCCTAGTTTAAGAGCCAAAAGAATGAAAGATGCTCGTCATTGTAAAATATGTGGCGAGTTAAGTACAAAATTAGTACATGATGGCTCATGCCATTTCCAATATTATAACATCAAAGTAAATTGCCATTATTGTAGAGTCCCATTCTACAGAAAACGATCTCAAATAGTACAGAAATATAATCGTGGATATGATAGAATGTATTGTAGTGGAGAATGCTATCATACTGAACGCAGATTGTATGGATATAAACGATGATTTAATAACCCAATGGGAACCTAAAATACAAAAAATGGTGTCTACTTCTTATATTGCGGGGCTTGATAAGGAAGATATAGCACAAGAACTTAGAATTTCACTTGTAAAAGCAGCTAAAGCATTTAATCCAGATAAGGGAGCAATTTTTCATACTTATCTACACACATCTTTAGTTAACACCATTAGAACTTTAATAAATAAAGCACAGCGTCAACTTAATTCTAGAAGTATTGATATGACCGATATTTATGAAACTACTCCAGCTGAAATTATTAGAGCACTTACAGATCCAAATCACTATCAAGAAGAGGTAGATATTAGTCTGTGGGTAGATTCACAGAATTTAGCAAATAAAGAAAAGTTATTTCTTCAATTAAAATTAGAAGGTTTAACTATGGAAGAGATCACTGAGGATTTAGGTGAATCAGCATACAAAGTTAGACAAGGACTTAGAGACAAACTGCAACAAGAAAGTGATACGGACGAAGATGCCTAGAAGAATGAGAAGGTCAGGACGTTTGATTCAAAAACCTAAGAACAAAAAGGTTGATAATAAGTTTAGAGTTATTGCTCATGGACATAATGGAGATTTTTGGACTCATGGAGAATACCCTACTTTTGAAGATGCTAAACAAGAAGTTGACATGCTCCCCATTTCTAACGTAGACTATTTAGTATATTCTGATAAAAATAGGGTGCTTTACACAAAGGAGAACGATAAAGATGGCTAGTTTTGAATATATTGAGTCCGCAATTATTCTAAATTTGGACAACAAAACTAACTTACGTACATTTAAACACACCGAAAAAGACTTTGCAAGGCACGGGGGTGCTTATAATTTCGTTGTTAATCATTTTGATAAGTATGGAGAGTTTGCTTCTGAAGAAGTTTTACTAGAAAACTATCCCGAACTTGACCCCACAGCTAATTCTGTTAATTTTGAGTATGCTATTGAGCAGTTCAAAGATCAAGTATTACAACGCACTATCATAAAAACAGTTCAAGAACAGAGAGAATTGGTCAAAGACAATCCTAAGAAAGCTTTAGCTAATCTTATGGTAGGTCTAACAGACATTGAAGTGGTTTATGATGAAGATGTTTTTTCATACGATAGCGGTAAGCTTACTAGATTAGATGAGTGGAGAGAACGTACGGATAAAAGAAAGCTTGGGGATGGATTAATGGGGATTCCAACTAGCTTTCAAACCATTAATCAAACTGGTGTTGGGTGGATGCCCGGCGAGTTAATATCTGCTTTTGCACGTCCTACTATTGGTAAGACATGGTTATGTGTGCACGCAGCAGCTGTATCTGTGTTTAATAATCACAGAACTTTATTTATTTCTACAGAAATGCCTAGTACGGCTATTAGTATGAGGCTAGATGTAGTGTTAGCAAAATTGATGGGTTATAATCTTTCCCACAGATCATTAAGATATGGGGATCCGATAGACGAGGAAGAGTATACTAAGTTTTTAGAAGAATCAAATGCAGGTTCTTTATTAGTATGTGACCATATTTCAGGTCAAATGGGTATATCTATGAATGCAATTGCAGGGTTAGTAAGGAAACATAGCCCTGAGTTCGTAGTAATTGATGGTGTTTATTTGGTGGGCACCAGCGATCCTAAGAAAGCTGCATGGGAGCAATCCCACCAGTTATTTTATGGGCTAAAAAATTTAGCTACATCGACAAACACACCAATTTTTGTCACTACCCAAGCTACACGAGATGCAGCAACGGACATGTTTACTCCTCCGAAAGCAAATCAAGTAGCCTTTGGAGATGCTTTGATAAGAGCAGCTGACGTAGCCTTAGCCATGTGTGGTATCGAACAAGATGATCAGAAGAGACTGGTTCAATTTCAGAAATATAGAGATGGTGAATTAGCTAAAGACACAACGGTTATGCAATGGGCAGTAGACAATGGTAATATAGAAGAAGTTCCTGACTATAGATGGGACGAATACTAAGCTAGGAGGCTTATAATGGGAATATTTGATTGGTTTAATTCAACTGACGATAATTCTGATAACAACATAATCGTAAAATCTACTCGAAGTAAGGGAGATGGGCGACCAATGATTGACATTACTGTAGGTGATATTAGAAAAGGAATTGCCACAGACGAGAATGGTTATCGAAACGAAGTAGTTTTATTTCTAAGAAAAAACAAAAGGGATAGATAGTGGTAGATTGGTACTCTATACTTATAAAATATGGAGTTGCCATACCAAACGAAGAGCAAATAATTATTCATTGCCCTTTTCATGAAGACAGACGAGAGTCTTGTTCTATAAACCTTGATAAAGGAGTGTGGATTTGCTTTGCTGGTTGTGGTCAAGGGGGACTAAAATACTTTATAAAGAAATATACTGGTAAATCTTGGGAAGAACTCAACGAAGACTTCCAAGTTCAGACCTATGATTTAGATTTTAATTGGTTTGATGAGGTATCAGATAACGAACAAGCAGATACCGTGAGTGTTCCAGAGGTTACTTTAGACATAGAGGACAATCATTGGATCTATAATAGGGGATTTTCTTATGAATCGATATTAAAGTGGGGGTGTAAAACCAATAAGTATGGGGATTTTATGATTCCTGTAGAAGATATGGATTCTAATGTAAAGGGATGGATAACACGTAGAAGATCTGCCATACCTAAGTATTTGTTTACTAAAGGGTTCTCAAAATCTAAGGTCTTATTTGGAATAAACCAATTGTATAACACAGATATGCTTTATATAGTTGAGGGGGCTCTAGACTGCATGTGGCTAAATCAACATGGTTATTCTAGTGTGGCTGTTTTGGGAGCAAGTATTTCAAAAAATCAGATCAATTTGCTCAGTAAACTAAACCCCTCCGAGGTGGTATTAGCCCTTGATAATGATGAAGCGGGAGCACGAGGTATAGAGAAAGCTACAGTTGACATGAAAGACAGATTTCTGTTATCATATCTTACGTTACCTGATAATTATAAAGATGTTCAAGAAATTTATAATCCTCAGACATTACGTAACGTTATGTTAAATAAAACGATATTTTAAGGAGTTTTACATGGGTGGTATAGCAAAAATAAATAAAGGAAGAGAAGACCTAAGACAACCGCAGGTCGAACGACCTAGTGCAAGAGAAGTGTGGATGAAAGATGGAGATCAAATCTTTGCAACAGCGATAGCTACAGGTGCTGAGAATGATCCAAATTTAGATGATGTATATCTTTACACTTTTAGGATTGGTAATAACTGGACAAATTTAATAAAAGATCCTAGTGTAGATGCTAGTTCGGTCCCTGAAGATACTTATGCTTCACACAAATTTGCTTTTTGGGCATATGTGCATAATATAATTCACACAAGAAAAGACAGTAACGGTAGAATTATACCGGGTTCTGAAGATTGGGTAGAGATAGAAGGACCATCAGGGAAAAAGATATTTAGAGAAGATGTTAATGATTTTAAAGTAGTATCTCTTGGGTTTGGTAGAGGAGACGCTAACTGGAATCAACTAGTAGATGTTTATAATGATTGGGGTTCTTTAGACAAAGGTGTTATGCGACTAAAAAGAACGGGTACAGGAATGTTAGATACATCATATCAAATAGTCGCTACTGCTAAAACTGAAGAAGTACCAGCAGATAAAAAAGTTGAAATAGCTGAATTACCAAAAATTAAAGATTATTACATGGAAAGGTATGGGAATAGTATTCCAACATCAGATGCTCCAACAGCAAATGATGCTGAGACAACACTTTTCTAATGACCGTTGTTACAAACTCGGTCTTTACTCAAGAAATCAATAAGCTAGAGTCGGCATTAGAGGTAGAGCCTACTTTAGTTGTTGACGTAGAAACGAATGGTTTGGATCCCTTTGGGGTTAATCAAATCTGTGGTGTTGGTGTAGGTCAGACCTCCGAGTCAGGCTTATATCAATACTACCCGTTTCGACATCATCTAGGGGAAAACTTACCCTTAGACAACCTTGTTTCATTAATAGATCTACTTAACCACTCAGTAAAACAGTATATAGGTTATAATCTTAAGTTTGATCTACACTTTTTAGAAAAAGATGGTTTAATACCAATTGATAAAAAATTAATAGACGTAATAGTAATGGTGCGTCTTGTAGAACATTCTGATATAAAAGATTTGGGGCTTACCCCAACTGCAAAGCGTAATTATGGTGATAGTGCTGTGCAGTATGACATAGATACGAAAAAACAACTTAGATCTAATAAATGGAATAAGGATTTTTCAATGGCTCCTCCTTCTTTTTTAGGGGAGTATTGCAAGAAAGATGTTGCACTTACCGCAAGAATATACAACGATTACCTCCGTAAAATAAAAAAGACTGATCAAATGAACGTTTTTGACTTTGAAAACGATTTGACATCTGTGTTGTATACAATGGAAAAGCGGGGGGTAGCCATTGATAGAGATTATGCTAGGCAATCTGAGGTTTTAATACTTGAAAGACAAAATGAAGTCAGAGAAGAAGTTTATAAACTTGCGGGCAGAGAATTTAATATTTCTTCCCCAGCACAGATTGGGGAAATTTTTACAGAGTTTGGGATTGAATCGCCTGTAAAAACTCCTAAAGGGCAAGACTCTTGGAGTGAAGCAGCTTTAGTGAATATAAATCATAGAATGGCTGGCTTAGTAAGACAGTATAGGACTCTAGATAAGCTAAGGTCTACTTATATCGAACCATATAAAGACATTCAAGTCATGCATACCTCTTTTTGTAATTGGGGTACTGCCACAGGCAGGTTATCAAGTAGAGAGCCTAACCTACAAAACATACCTAGGAACCATTTTAAGTTACAGGAACGCACTTTAAATGCTGATGAAAAGGCAGAAGTGTTGGGTAAAATTGCGGCAACTGTAAGTGCTAAGGGTGTTACGCTAAATGCCGACCTTTCTGATGATGTCCTAAATACATGGTCTTTTGTTGGCGATGAATCATTCAATTCACAGGACAACTCGCAAATATCTATTAGGAGACTATTCATTCCACGTCCAAAGTACTCCTTAGTTGGATTTGATTACAGTCAAATGGAAGTTAGAGTGTTCATGTCTTATTTTAGAAACGAAACAATCGATGAAATTTTAAATAAAGATGATGTAGATTTTCATAGTGAGGCGGCAAAGTTAGCCTTTCAAGTAGACGAATCTTCAGATAAGTTCAAAGAGTATCGTCAAGCAGCCAAAGCAATTACTTTTGGTACTATATATGGAATAGGGAACAAAAAACTAGCTCAACAACTAAGCACTACACCAAAAGAGGCGGGGAAATATAAGAAACAATACTTTGCAGGCATGAAAGGATCTAAAGAGTTCTTTGATAAGGTAGTTGCTACTGTAACTGCTAGAGGTTGGATAAAGAATAAGTATGGTAGACACTATAGAATTGATCCAAAGTTTGCTTATAAAGGTGTAAATTATCTCGTACAGGGTACAAGTGCTGATCTTTTAAGTGAGAGAATGCTAAAAGTAGATGAATATTTACAAGATAAGGAAAGTAACCTGTTATTACAAGTACACGATGAGATTATTTGTGAAATACATGACTCAGAACTTGAAACAGTACCTTATAAGATTAGAGATATACTTGAGATAAACACATTGAACATCCCATTAAAAGTAGATATGGAAATCTTTCAAGGTTCGTGGGCAGTAAAAAAAGATTTGAAACCCCTTACATTTGATGATCTTATAGATTGGGACTAAGATGAAATATAACGAAGAAGAAATAATAAAAGAAATTGCTGAGTATGTACAAAATACTTATGGAGAGCATTATAGTGAAGGAGATGTTCAGACTTTAGACTTTATAGAAGCGTGTGGCGATGCCGAAGCGTTCTGTAGGAGCAATATTTTAAAGTATGCATCTCGTTATGATAAAAAGGGAACACCTCGTAAAGACATTTTCAAGATTATTCATTACGCTATGCTGTTACTCCACTTTAGCGACAAGAATAGTAAATGATAATAATACCTCACACACAAGAAATGATTGATAGAGCTAAGGTTCGAGCTGATCAAATGGGTGAAATACGCAATTCGATCACTCGTGGGGCAGGTAACCTAGCTGGTTTCTTAGGAGAAGAAGCTATAAAAGAATATCTTGGGGCTGAAATAGTAGAATCTGACGAGAAGTTTGATTACGACATATTCCTTAACGGAGAATGTATAGAAGTAAAAACTAAAAGAAGAACAGTAGCTCCCAAAGATTATTATGATGTATCCGTTGCATCTACAAGTACCCACCAACGCCCTGATACTTATATCTTTATTAGCCTAGAATTTAATGAATCGATAAAAAACAATGGGGCAAAAGCTTACAGGGGGCTAAAGAACATTTGGTTGTTAGGTAAGAAAGACGCTAAACAGTACTTTGAAGAGGCTACTCTCTGGAAGAAGGGCGATGTAGATACTTCTAATGAATTTACTACCTTGGTAGATATGTGGAACCTACCGATATCAAAGCTGATTTGCAAATTTTAAATTCTTTGGGTATAATAAAAAAATAGCATTTGCTATAACTTCATTGTTATACTCACCCATGTGGGAGTTGAAGCAGGAAGTAAACATAAATTGCACAAGGAGGCTTACTCATGGCAATTAAAAAACACAAGCTTCTAGTAGAAGATATTAGAAGAATTAGACCAAGGCGAGAAGGGTCAGAAAATATTCATTTCGCACTAGTGCCCTTTTCTGGGCTACCGCAAGGACTACCCGATAAACCAAACGTCAGATCACGAGACGATTTAGGCTTAGGGATAACACCATCGCATCCAGTATATAAAAATTTGGACAAGACGATTAAAGGTGAAGTGGGCACGCCAAGCAAATTCCATTTAAAAAATGGTGGGATTAATTTGGCGGTATCATCAGTTTCAAAGATCAGTGATACTGAATATGAAATATTCGTTGATGAAGAATCTGAAGGTATTACAAACGGGGGGCACACATATGAGCTTATTACTCGAAATGTTGATGCCGGCACAGCTGCTGAAGAAAGTGTCTTCGTACAAATCATTGAAGGCATGGATACCGATGTAAAGCAAGAAGTTGCTATTTCTAAAAATTCTCAAGTAAATGTAGATAAGGTTTCTATGTTTAATACTTTGGGACTATTTGATTCTTTGAAAGACTACTTAAATTCAATTCATCACCCATATGCCCCTTTGATAGCATATGAAATGAATTCGCAGGCTCCTATAGATGTAGGAGATGTGATATCTAAAATGATGATTTTAGACTCAGAAAAGTATCCATTATACTTTGGGGATGACAGAGCACAGACTAGACACCCTGTAGGAGTGTATACAGGAAAGACCGCAGCATTACAGAGGTACGAGGATAGGATAGAAGTTTATGAGAAAATGTTTAAAATCTTACCTAATATTTTAGAGTTGTCTGAAATACTTCAAGTAGGTGTTGCTAAAACTAATACTAAACTATTTGGAAATGGTGCTAATAATAGGAAGTGGGTTAAATCTACCCCAGTTAAAGAATTTCCAATCATTGGTAGTTCTGCTCCTTATATAATAGCTGGGCTAGTAAAAGGTCTATTATCTGGATTTAGAGTTTTAGTAGATCCTGATAGCCTTGATTGGAAGATTAAGTTTTCTGATGTAAAGAAGATTGCTGATAACTGTATAGCAGACATGACTGACCTTCTAAGAAACGTTGGTAATGACTTTGATAATGAAGTTAACCCAATGGCTAGAAGCATTACGTTATGGAGTGGGGCGGCTAAGATTGTAAAGACTAAGGCAGATCAATACTTACTTAGCTAAAGCAGACTTAGATAATAACTAGACTTTAGTTACTTTCTAAGCTATACTTATAGTACATTAATTTGTACAGACCCCCCGTTACACGCTTGAGACGGGGGGTTTATTATAAGGAGAATCAACAATGGCAAAAGTAAGTGCCCACATTGGATATACTTTTAGAGTAGGTCCATTAGACCAAAATCAATACGGAAGGGTTGACTTAACAGTTGACCAAATAGATACTGAACTACCTACCGAACCACAGCTAGAAGATGCTGAAAAAGCAGCTGATATTATCTGGACGTTTATAAAAGGCAAGGTAGACACACAGATCGAGGCTATGTTAAATGAAGAAGAATAAAATATCTTCTAGAGCCGTAGTATTAGAATCGATTCTAGGAGAACGAGAACGACAAGATAAACTGTTTGGGGAACAAAATCATGATGATGCTTGGTGGAATATTCTAACCACTGAGAAGAATGGAGATATCGCAGAAGAAGTCTTTGGTCAAAATGATACAAAATTATTTATAGAACTAGTTCAAACAGCTGCTACCTACTTCGCGTGGGCAGAAGCAGTAAAGAGGAGAATCGATGGATAACACAGCAGAAGAAGCTATACAAAAACTACTGAAGAAAAAGAATTTAAATTTTCAATTAGGGGATAGTGACGATTTTGTAACAAACAGGATCCCTTTTAATATTCCAGCACTGGACAAATTGACTGGTGGGGGTATTCCGTTAAAGAAAATGACACTTATATATGGTCCTACTAACGTAGGAAAGTCTTATTTAGCATCTCAAATAGTAGTAAATGCTCAACAAATGGGTGGATCGGCTATTTGGATAGACACTGAATTATCTTATGATAAGGATTGGATGGCTACCTGTGGAGTAGATCCTAAAAAGATTTTAATTTCACAACCAACTACAGGTGAAGAAGCCATGGAGCATGTTAGAGAAGCCATGATTGAAGGAGTGAAAGTTATTGTGTTAGATAGTATTGCAGGTTTAGTACCAGCAAATGTGTCTGCAGAAGACTTTGGATTCAGTCCTATGGCGTGGCAAGCAAGATTTGTTAACAGTTCTTTCCCAAAACTTTTCCCACACCTACAAAACGGATCAGCCTTTGTAGCAATCAATCAAGTACGTGCTAGCATGGGACCCGTAGCATTAGACAATATGCCGGCAGGGCAGGGACAAGTGTTCTTTGCTCACTCTATTATGCAAGTACAGCGTAAAGGTTGGATAACAGAAGGAGACCAAAAGGTAGGGTTTGATATGAATATTAGATTACGAAAGACCAAGACAGGTGGAGAAAATTGGGATTCTGCTGTTGTACCTTTTAGAGTTGAGGGTGGGATAGATGTGTTAGAGAGTTATATTAGAGATGGTATAGATCAAGGACTAATATCTAAGGCAGGAGCGTGGTACACTTATGGTGACATTAAAGCCATGGGACTAAATGGTATCAAAGAAAAGTTTGTAGAAGATAGTAAACTGTTTGATAAACTTCAAAATGAACTTACCACCTAGAGATTTTACCGAGCAAGAACTTATAATTGCTCGTTGTCTAGATGAGTTTGGGCTGAGGTATGAACAACAAGCTTATTTTCATCCATATATCGCAGACTTCTATATAGAAGAAATACAAATGATTGTTGAAGCAGATGGGGTATACGGGCATTTAGGTAAGAGAGATAGAAAAAGAGACTCTGATCTGCTAGAATTAGATGAAATAGAACATGTAGTCCATATAAAAGGAACTACTTTGGAGAACATAAGGGAGACACTATGGCAGGAATTAATCAAATTAAGCCCGTAAAAAAGAGAAAGGCACGCAAGAAAAATACTGAACCTATGGCGTTAGAAGACGCTTGGTTGAGCAGCATAATAGACGAACACTTAGAAGAGCTTGTACCCCCTAAAGACGGGGGTGTTTTTCATCCTTCAGCGTTGGGTAACACTTGCGACAGATATCTCTGGCTTTATTATAACGGGAGATTACCCGAAGAATTTTTAGAAGCTAGGGTTATCAGAATATTTCAAAATGGTAACTTTTTAGAGGAACGAGTAGATAAATGGTTTACCGAACTAAACATTTTAATTGATAGAGAGATTTCACTAAAGCAACTTATTCCTCCTATCTCAGGAAGAATGGACTTTTTAATTAAGCATTATAAATACGGAGCACTTCCCGTAGAATTAAAATCGATCAATAAAAAAGGATTTCAAGCATTACGTAAACCAAAACCAGAACATACGGTGCAATTACAGATGTATTTAAATATGGGGGGTTATGACAAGGGAACAGTTTTGTATGAGTGTAAAGACGACCAAACTATAAAAACCTTTCTATTAGATCGAGACGAAGTACTTTGGGACAAACTGCTCAAACGAATGTTTGCTATTCAAGATATGTTAGCAATGCCTGAGAAGTGTACAGGTAATATATGGTGTAAATGTAAGGGGGTATGATGCAACAAAGAGAAACTAAATGGACTCCAATGAAAGCATTGGGATCGGCTAATAAAAAAGTTGAGTCTTTAGGGATTCCTATATTTGATCCTAAACTACTACAAAACGAAAACCTAAATTTTGGAGACTTAGCTACATATAATGATGAACAAATAACCAGTCTCTTGGTTATATATGGTGGGTATAAAGCTTCATTAGAAACTAAAGTAGCTGATGTTGAAGCATCGTATGGTGCTCTAGATGCTGCTTTCAATGAAGGATATAGTACAGCACTGTTTAGAACAACTAAAGAATATGAAGAGGCTGAAAAGAAAAAACCTACTAGAGATGAGCTTAGGGGTGAAATTATGTCTAAGTACGATGCTCTACGAGATCTTAAAAGAGAAATTATCGAACAAGAAATTGAATTAAAAAGATTACAGGGATTACTAAATACCTATACGTCAGCTTATAACGCTGTAAGTAGAGTTGTAACTTTACGAACAAAGGGGGCAGATAAATTATAATATAATTAATTTTTGAGTATAATGAATTATGACGCATTACATAGGGTTTGACACATCAAGTTTTGCTATACATGCAGCTGTTATTGATGAAAAGGAAAGATTAGTAGCACTCCATAAGTGGGACTGTAATAGAAAAGTATCGTTTGAGGAAAGATTTCCCGAACTAATTAATAATTTCTATAAAGATGTGGACACTCTAAAAGAGTATGAAGCTTCTTTAGAGAATGCTATACCAGTTAGAAACAGTAGAGCATACACTATAACTGCAAGAGTTGTGGGAGCTGTATGGGCATTGTTGGCAACGGTTGATATGCAAACTGAATTTGTGCATCAAGCAACTTGGAAGAAGATCTGTTTAGGTAATGGTCAAGCAAAGAAAGAAGATATTATGGCGTTTGCTATAGAAAAGTGGGGTGACAAATTCCCCGAACAAGACTATGCTGATGCAGTATGTATCGCATTATGGAATAAAAGGAGAAGCTAGTATGAGTTTAGCAGGTGGATTAACCAAGGTAGTTAGAGGGTTTCAAATGTTCTTTCCGGGTAAAACGGAAGGACCTAAAAGAGAGTATAAGGATAAGTTTCCTAAAGATTTACCTACACTTGAAGATGTAAAAAAGAAATATGGCACAGTTGTGTGGTGTAAGTTTGCTAAATGTGGAAGTAACCAAGAAGTAAAAAACTTACAAACAACTACAGGAAGCCTACTAAAAAGAGTAGGGTATACTCCAATTGTCGAACAAGATCACATTTGGGCTGGAATATGCACCAGAGGTGAGATAGGAATGCAATATAATGAAGTTAAGTTGCCTCATGGAGCTAAGGTAAAAATTCCTAGCTGTTATACAGCACATACAGACAAGACTGGATATTGGGACTTTTCTCAATTCCTAAACTCAGATGGAAGTCCTCTAGGTGGTAACATTGACTCACAACATGTTTCTGATGACGGATACGGAGCACTAGATAGCAACAGTATATATGATTAATTATGCCTAAATACATACCACAAGAAATAAAATTAAAAGCAATGGAGCTTTTTTTACGGGGCGATAAAACAGCCAAACAGATAGCTGAAGAAATTTCTACTCCAGAGCACCCAGTTAGCCCTCCTACTATATATGCGTGGGCAAAGAAAGATGGCTGGGGGGATCAGAAAGCCGTAGCTGTAGCGGATAAGCAACAAGAGCTTGCCGAAACAGAAGGGCAAAGATTTGCTAGGTTGCAATCAGAACAGTTAGATGGTTATACCGTTATGGCAAATAAAGCAATGAATGAGTTGAATGCTCTTCATTTTGATAGAGCCTTAGATGCTACTAGAGCAGCTGATATTGGTATTAAAGGGCAGAGAGAAGTGTTGCAGGGTATGATTAACCTTCAATTTGTTCAAGACATTATGAGCGTTCTTGTTGAAGAGGTTAGTGATACAGATCAGCTGCAGAAAATAGCAGTGAAACTTAAAACACTAGTACAACAACAAGAGGACATATAATATGGCTAAAGATATTATTAGTGTTAATAATGCTTTTAATATGCTTTCAGACCAACTTTCAGAACAGAAACGGTATGAAGTAGGAAGCTTTAGAGAGTTTATTGAAAATATATGGGCTCTTTCATATGATAACCCAGAGTATTTTAAAGCTTGGCATGTAAGTTTACTTGCAGAAGATATTGAAGAATGTTTAGAAACAGGACTGAATTATGTAGGAGTTCTTCCCAGAGGACATTTTAAGTCAACTATTTTAGGACATGCCTTTAGTGTGTGGAGATTATTAAAAGCACCTAGAGATATGGCTATACTTTATTTATCTTATAGTGATGGTATGGCTAAATATCACATTGCAGAGATAAACAAAATCATTACAAGGAATCCTATTATTCCAGAACTCCTTCTCAACAGAAACCCTAAAGCTGATTACTCGGCTAGATTTTATAAGAACAATCAACCTATGGAAATAATGCATGGTGGTTTGTTTTCTTTCAAACGAGGCATGCACGTAAATGGTGCTTTGATAGCTGATGACGTTTTGAGAGACCCAGAAAACCCTTTGAACATGGGACAAATAACTAAAGTAGAAGACCACTTTATGACAGAATCAATGTTCATACCATTGAAAGAAGCCCCTGTTATTGTGGTAGGTACTCCTATGATGCCAAATGATATACTGGCTAAGTTACAAAGTGATGAACGATTCAAAGCTAGAGTATTACCTGCACTAGACCCAGTGCCGGGAAGAAGAGTGTTGGCTCCAGAAATAATGAGTGAGAAGTATTTGCTAGCACAACAAAAAGCTAGACCTAAATCTTTTGCTTCAGAGTTTATGTTGATTCCTCATTTTGCTACGGAATCTTATTTTGAAGGCGAAGACATTGAAAAATGTCAAGACGAAACTTTAAGGTCTTCCCCAGCAACAAAAAAGTTTACTGACTGGGAAACAGGAGATCAAATTTTTGGTGGCTTTGATGTAGGGAAAAAAAGACACCCATCTCACTTAGTATTATTTAGAAAGAGGGGAGAACATATTGAACAAGTCCATCATTCCTTTTTAGATGGTTGGAGTTACTCTGATCAAATAGAATATTTGAATGAAGTGGCAGACAATTTTGATATGACTTCTGGGTATATAGATAACACAAGGGGGGAACTAGAAGACCGTGGGTTAGACGCTAGATGGAGAGCTATGAATTTCACAAGAAAAAGTAAAAATACTATGGCACAAGTCTTTGAAAAATTTGTTCATTCGGGTATATTAAAACTAATAAAGGATGAACGGCAGACACATCAGATCTTGTCTGTAAGCAACGACTTAAAAGCACCTGATACCCCAATGGGTCATGGGGATGCCTTTTTCTCTATTGCTATGGCTTTACAAGCGGTTCATGATACAGCATATAAATTTGTAGATTTAGGAAGTGCTACGGACTGGTTGAACGCAATAAATCCGGGGGAGACTCCAGAGAGTAGGCGACAACAACAGGACGAGCTAAGTGGCTTGATAAAAGAAGGCGACGACAAAAAAGCATCGAATCCTCTACAAATGGAACCTGTTAATGAACTTCAGAGAGCCGAATCTGCTCCTAATCCTCAGTGCAAAGAGGCAGTTTGCACACCCTCTTTCTGGGTTCCAGAGAGAGGTTTATGTATTTATTGTGGATATCGAAAATAATAGAGGAGAACATTATGACAACAGTGGAACAAAAACTTTTAAATTTAAACAACTCATCAATTACTGAACAAGCTAAAGTTATTTTAGAACATAGGTATTTATTAAAGGATGATGATAATCAAGTAATTGAAGCTCCTGAAGAAATGTTCCGAAGAGTTGCTGATGCAGTTGCAGCTGTTGACTCCGACTATATGAAACTACCTGTAGAGGTAGATCTTACTGCACAATCTTTTTATGACATTATGTCAAGTTTAGAGTTTGTTCCAAACTCACCAACACTTATGAATGCTGGTACTGAGCAGGGTACTTTATCTGCTTGTTTTGTTTTACCTCTTGAGGATTCTATGGAAGGTATTATGAAAGCCGCTCATGACACAGCTATGGTTCAGAAGTTTGGGGGTGGTACAGGATTTGCTTTATCATCTTTAAGACCTAGAGGTGATTCTATCAGATCTACACATGGTATCGCTTGTGGACCTATAGAGGTCCTTAAAACTCTTTCTAGAGTCTCTTCTATGATTACCCAAGGCGGTAAAAGAGACGGGGCTAATATGGCAGTTATGTCTATTTATCATCCAGATATATTGGAATTTATCGAATGTAAAAAAGTTGAGGGAGAGATTCACAACTTTAATATTTCAGTTGGGGTTGATTCTAATTTCATGAAAGCCGTAGAAGGTAACATGGATTATAATTTAATCAATCCAAAAAATAATCAAGTAGAAGGATCATTAAATGCTAGAGAAGTATTTTCTAAGATAGTTGATGGGGCTTGGAATAATGGGGAGCCCGGAATGATTTTTCTAGATCAAGTAAATAAAGACAATCATGTTTCAGAAGAATACGGAGAAATGGTTGCAACTAACCCTTGTGGAGAACAACCTCTTCTAGGTAATGAAAGTTGTAATTTAGGCTCTATAAATCTGGCACGCTTTTACATAAAAGCTGATAAAGCCAGTGCTTTTGGTTGGAATGATAAGGTTGATTGGGCACACTTAGAAAAGGTGACAAGAACTTCCGTTCACTTTTTAGATAATGTGATTGACGCAAATCACTATGCTACGCCTGAAATTGAAGAAATGACAAAATCAACTAGAAAAATTGGGTTAGGTATTATGGGTTTTGCTGATCTATTAATACAGATGCATATCCCTTATAACTCAGAAACTGCTAGAGAACTAGGAGCAGAGATAATGTCTAAGGTTCGAGAGTGGGCAGATGATGAATCTAAGGAATTGGCTAAGGTTAGAGGAACTTTCCCAGCATGGGACAATAGTAACTACAATAAAGACACGGAAGCCTTTAGGAACCACTGTAGACTAACAGTTGCTCCAACAGGTACAATATCAATGATAGCTGATACATCTAGCGGAATAGAACCGACTTTTGCATTGGCTTGGAAGAAACAAAACATTTTAGATGGAAAAACTTTGAATTATGTGAACAAATATTTTGAAGCAGATGCCGTAAAGTATGGGTACTACTCTGAAGATTTAATGGATTATTTGGCAGAAGGGGGTTCACTTGAAACTGTGCCAGACGTTCCAGATTGGATCAAAGCTGTGTATACTACAGCTCCAGACATATCACCAGAAGATCACGTACTAATGCAATCTGCCTTTCAAAAATCATGTGATTCGGGTATATCCAAAACAATTAATTTTGCAAACAGTGCTACTAAGCAAGACGTAGAGGATGCTTACCTACTTGCATGGAAAGAAGGTTGTAAAGGTATCACAGTATATAGAGCTGGTAGTCGATTCAAAGAAGTCTTGGTCAAGGGAAATAAAGAGAAAGCTGAACAACCCGCATTAGATGGCTTTGAATTAGAAGAAGCTGCAATAAAGGATAGTTCAAACACACCTGAACATACATGTTGTGAAATCCCAAATGTGGTTTTTGCTGACGGGTGTGAGACTTGTAAGTCTTGTGGATGGAGTGCCTGTGTAATTTCATAGGAGGATAAGTTGGACGATAATCAACGCAAAGAATTTGACAATACATATTATAATCATCAAGAAATACTAAAAGAATTTAGTGAACTTAAAAGCCAAATAGAAGCTCTTTATGGCAGAGAACAACTAATGTCTGACAAAATAGAAAAATTAGACGTTAGAATTTCTGACTTATTTGAACAAATTTCAAGTTTGTCGAATCTGCTTAAATATAAAGGGACAGGGCTTTATGAGACAAATCGGGAAAATCAAGTATAATATAAAGACAGAAAAGTTTTAGGAGCAGCCAAGATGACAATGGGCAATTTTTTAGATGGTACAGACCAGCAGTATGTAGCCTTAAAAGACGACAATGGAACATGGAGAGTATTAGATTCATGGCATGATGATATAAAAGTTATGTCAGCTGATGACGATATTCCGGATGATAGTTCTGCGGTTCAAGTTCTTTCTGAGGGGCAGTTTATTGCTTTAATGAAAGAAGCAGGTAGGCTGGGAGTACTGCATAATGCCACCTTTGGTACGGGAGAAGCCGAATTAGAAAATGTAATTCTTGAAAAAGATCAAGAAATTCAGAGCTTAAATGACCAAATAATACAGTTGAAGGATCAAAAATCTGAAGTTTTACGGGATGTAGAACATACAGAAGACTATCAACTGAAAGAGAAGGCAATGGAAAATATATTAAAACTAGTATCTATGCAAGATATGAGTAATCTAAGTAGGGAATAAATATGAAACTATCCGAGTATATGCCTCAAGTGCCTCAGATGCAACAATCTATGGCAGATTTGAATAAACAAATTAGTCTTTTAGATGTTATGAAGTCTGCTGGGGACAAAGGAGCGGCTCCAACAATCGGGCTAGACCATGTAGTAAACACTTGGGTACGTCACCAAATGGCGTACAGACAACAACTTGTACAGGATTTACAAACCATTGCAATGTCTGTTGAAGAAATTCGAGGACCCGTTAGTCATATTACAGGTGAGGTATTTAGAAGAGGAATAGAAATTGTTCCTAAAGTTGAAAACCCAGATCCAGAACAAAGAAAACGTTTAACTAAATGGTTAAAAGATTGTAATGTTTTTGACCAAAGTATGGAAGAAGTTTTCAGACAATTTCATTTTGATATCAATTCATTAGATGATGGGTTTATATATGTTGCTAAAGAATATAAAGACATGGGGGATGGAACTGTTTCATCTAGACCTATTGAGATTAGAAGACTAAACCCCGCTTTGGTTGAGTTTGATTTAGATCAAGCTGGATTACCAAAAAATACTCATTTTATATGTCCAATTGATAGAAATGATATAGCTGATGAGCCGGGGCTATCTGAAAAAGGTGTACAAAGAATCCCAGCAATGTACAAATATTATCACAGAAACCAACATATGTATTTTGCTGATGATGAAATAATACACCTATCTAAGTTCTCACCATCTGAAACATATGGATGGTCACCTATTTTAACGATCTTTGAAAAAGCTTTGACATTAGTAGGTATGGATAAGAACCTATATAGATATTTCTTTGAAAGAAAGATGCCTGCAAGTATGTTGTTGGTAACTACTGATGATCCTGAGAGTCTTAGAAGGGAGCGGGAACATATAGCCGCTCAAACACGATTAGATCCTAACTACATACCTATGGTAGCAGTATCTGCTAGAAACCAAAGAGGTAGAGTAGATATGGTAAGGCTGTTCCACAGCTTACAAGAAATGGATTATATGCCTGTAAGAGAGGAAGTTAGAGAACGTGTAGCTGCTATGTGGGGGGTTACTCCAGCATGGCAAGGTGCTCCAGAAGCTTTTGGAGGGTTATCACAACAAACACAGCAATTAGTTGTTATGAGTCGTGTGGTAGAAAGTGACCAAAGATTATTTCATGAGAAGGTATTCCCTCAATTATTAGATTCATTTGGTATAACAGACTATGAAATAGTTTTGCCACAACCTGAAGAAAAAGCTGAAAATACCAGACTAAGTTTTGCAGCTCAAAAAATACAGATTGCAAATCAATTTTCTCAACTAGGGTTTAGTGTAAAGCTAAAAGAACAAGATGTACCCCTTTGGGATGCAGACTTTGTAGTAAGCGGTGAAGCAGTACCTACTGCACAAATGCAAGCTGAACAATTAGCTATGGGAGTAGAAGCTCAGAAGCAACAAATGCAAATGCAAGAACAACAAATGCAGGAACAACAAGCTATGGCAGGACAGCAAGCAGAAGATGCTGAAATGGAAGGCGAGGCTCCCGCAGAAGAAGGTGGGGATATTCAAGCAATGATGAAATCCATACCACGTTCCCAGAGAAAATTTAAGGGTAGAACCGGTGGGGTAACACCCGACTGGAGAGATAAAAGTCCAGACGAGGAAAGAGATATAGACGAGTATGCTGAAGCACGAAATAAAAATAGTTTAACACTTTCAAAGTCTTGGGTAGAATCTTTAGCCGATAAAGGATATGCTTCCCCTATTATTAAGGAAGTAAACCCTGATATGACACAGATGTGGTTTTCTCAAAGTGGGATTGATTATGTGGCTCAATTAACTCCTACAGGTATTACAACCATAGATAAAGCAATTTTCTCAGACCCAACAAGACTTAGTAGAAACAAACAAGAAAAACCAAGAGCTACTGAACCTACTGAGATAGAGCTCGATGACGAAGAATAATACTAAAGTTATAGAAGAATATATTCGATGGATGGATGATAACGACATTGAGTATGATCACAATTTTAGACCTATACAAGATGGTATAGAACCTACGGATGAAGATTTCAAGAAGATTGAAAGAGAGTTTTATCAATCCATAAAATCTGATGTTCCTTTAAAGAAGGCACCTCTAATGGTTGGTTCTACACGTCAGGGGGATGAAAAGCTTCCTGTTGGGGCAGTATATTCTACTACAGAAAAACCTCCTAAAGATGCTACAGTATATGAGACTGAAAGAGGTGCTGAGTATTGGATCAAACCTTACGGAGGTCGAGAAGATGTCTATGATGATTGGGTAAACAAATTTACAAAAGGGGATCCTGACGAGCGAGGGTTATATTCTATTCCAACAGATGAACACAATGATGATGTACCCTATGGACAGTTTTTAAATTTTGCTGGTTCTTATCAATCAGATGTATCTAAAGCTGCTGAAAAGCTACCTAAAGGGGCAACTGATGTAAAGATTGCTAAAGATCCTGCTAATGATATACAAATTTCTTATAAGGATAGTACTGGTAATCCACAACATATTCTTAATCCGAGTGCTCAACAAGAACATCGAAAGAAGCATTGGGCAAAACTAAGAAACGTTCAAGATGTTTTAGATGATGCAATGGATACCATAAACAAAAAAGGTGTAAATGACTTAAGCCCAGAAGAGATGTTGATGACTGTTTATAATGTAACTGGGTATAGGAAAGGTCAGGATAAAGATCGTAAAACGGATAAAGGTAAAATTACTGGTCAAGGAGCCCTTAACTTAAAGAGTTCAAATGTACATATATCAAAAGATGGAAACACAGCTCATGTTAGTTTTGACGCAAAGAGTGGTGTTAGACAGAAGTTTGCAGAAAAAGATCCCAGATTAGTAGAGGTACTTAAGAAAGCCAAAGAAGGTAAAAGAGGTAAAGATAAACTTTTTGATACTACTTCTTCTAAAATAGATCAATTTATAAGAGACATTCATCCTGATGCTACAATCAAACATTTGAGAACTAAGAAAGCTATAGAAAGTGCTACAGAATATCTAAACAATTACAAGAAAAAAATTGATGGTGGGGGTAGGAAACTGCCTGCATCGGAATTCTTTGAAAGAGCCGGACTTTATGTAGGCGAAAGATTAGGGCACAAAAAGATTGTAAAAGGTAAAGCTGTTACTGAACACAAGACTTCTTTAGGGAACTATTTACCTCCAGATGTATTTAGTACACAGCTTGATTCTGATACATATTTTAGAACAACTATGCAAAAAATAATGAAATCTGACTATAGTAATACTATGGCTATTAAAAAATTCGTAGAGCATATGCAAACTAAAGCATGGATTACTAATCCTAGAGGTTCTACTGACAGTAAACGTAAAGGACAAATTTACAAAGAGAATGGTGGTGGTGGAGGAAACGGTGGTGGCGGCGGTGCCGCAACTTCTGGTTCTTTCGGTAATGGTGGAGGCACTGTTTTCACATCTACTAATTCTGGTATATTTTCTCCCACTTATGGTGGTGGTGGATCTCGTCGCAGAAAAACAACTAGGCGAAAAAAGAAAAAGAAATCTGGAATAGAAAGACTTGCCGCTTTTGTTAGAGGTAATAGTCCTAGCAAGAAGATGGTAAAGGAATTTACATTATTCGCTAAACAACAACTTATGAAAGACGAAGTAAAATTTAGACAACAATCAAGTGGTGAGGATATAAACCCGCAAACAAAATTAATTGATGGTAGGCGTGAACCTAAAGAGTATGATGCGGAGCCCGATAAATTTGCTGCTATAGAACAAAAAGACATGGAAGCAAAAATTCGTGCTTTAGACGATAAAGATAATAATAAAAATGCCCAAGATCCTGACACAGGAGGTGCTAGTGAGACAGCCCCTGCAGGATTATCGGTGCAGCTTGGTTGGGGATCTGGAAGTTATCCGACAGACCCTTTACTAACTGGCGGTTCAAAAGATAAAGAACGAGGAGAAATAGAGGAGTTAGAGCAAGAAACTGAGGAAAGAGAATTTGTCAAATAATTTGAATTCTCAGCAACTTTATGATAACATGTGTCCTAAGTGTAATGGACAGATGTATATAAACGAAGACAAAGATCTTCAGTGCATTACATGTGCAAAGATTTTGGTAGTAACTATTAGGAGAGCTTATGATACCAGAGCAGGCAAAATCAGAGATAATAAGAAGGCGGGGAATAGGAGCGACTTGGACAGCTATAGCGAAGTGGATAGACGAAGAGTTTGGAGTCAACGTAAGTCCGACTTCGATACATCGTTGGCACGACAGCGAAGTCTGGGAGTTCCAAGAAGAGCAGGACTCACATCCCGAAGATAGTTTATCGCAGAGAATAAAATTAGATAAAAAGGTTGCTACGCATAAGAGTGAAGCAGATTTTTACAAAAAGTTATATCTTTCATCTTTAAAAGACAACACGAAGAAAGAGCTGATTGTTGAAACTATTCAGGAATTTACTCAAGCCTTTCCTTCGGTACCCCTAAAACATATAAACAATTCTGACAAAACACCCTTTGGTCATGAGAAACAAGTAATGGTTACTCCTTTATCTGATACTCATATAGGAGAGCATGTATTTAAAGATCAGATGAGGGGTCTGAATGAATATAACTTTGAGATATTCAACAAACGTATGTATGGTTGGGCTAATCAAATATTAAAACATGCGTCATACCGAAGACAAATAGCACCTGTAGACGAACTAATTATACCTATGTTAGGTGATATGATTAGTGGTGACATACATGACGAGCTATCCAGATCTAATATGGCTAACTGTATGGAGCAAATGATTAGAGGAGCTAGCATTATTGGACAAGCTTTGATGTATTTAGCTCCGCATTTTACAAAGATCAAGGTTCCATGTGTTGTTGGTAATCATGGTAGGATGACCAGAAAACCTCCTATGAAAGATAAATATATGGACTGGGATTATATGTTATATCAATGGGTAGCATCTTTCTGTAAGAACCAAGAAAACCTAGAGTTTCATATTCCTAAAAGTTTTATGACTACATTCAAGGTACATGATAAGGTAGTTCTTATCACACACGGAGATTGTATATCAGGAGCTGGAAGTAGTGGTGCGATTCTAAACTCGATAACTAAACTACGAAGTGTATTCCAATTTAGAAAGAATCTACAACGTGAGATAGAAGGGGCTCTTGATGAAGACCTAGAGCAAGAGTTTGATAGTGTTATGATAGGACACTTCCATCGTATTGATGAACTAGATATAGGTACAGGTGAACTACATATATGTGGAACCATGAAAGGTCCTGACGAGTTTGCCTTACAGAGACTTCAAGCAGCTACTAAACCGAAACAAATAGTTACTTATTGGCACCCAAAGTACGGATATGTGGGTAGAGATGTTATCTATTTGAATAAATATGATTCATCTAAAAGAAAATTCATTGATAAAATACCTGAGAAGTGGGCAGATTTAGAAAAGACAGAGGTATAATAATGAATGAAAGAAAAAGAATCACGTAAAAAAGTAGATCGAAAAGCACTTCGCAAGCAACTAAAAGCCCTCGCGAAAAAAACTAATCCATTTAGGCAATACAACGAGTTGTGGGAAAATCTATTAAGAGATACAAAAGATCGAGCTGACCAACTTGTACCTTCAGACACTGGAGAGTTAAAGCGTTCAGTGTTTACTAACCTTATAAAAAAACGTGGTATAGCTGTGGGATTCGAAATTGGGTATAACGCTAAACATGCTGCAACTCTTTTTGATTCGGCAGAGGGGGGCAGAAGACCATCTGTATACATTCAAGATAGCCCAGCAGTTAGATCGCATGATCGTACTTATACAGGTAAGGGTAACAGAAGAAGGCAAACAATAAGAGTGAGATATCCAAATGGCAGAGTATTCCCAGATAAAAAAAGAGTGGTTTATTGGAAAGATAAAGACAATAACACAGGTAGACGAGATGGTAAACATCAGTTCTATACTACAGATAAACCTATATCAGATAAAAGGGTAGGTCATTGGCTTACACAAGCGTACGAAGAAATATATGGGAAAACCAGTATAATAACTAAAAGGCTTCTAACCTTGCCGGAGAACATAGACATAAGAGTAAACGCAACATCCAGAAACACTTAGGAGAAGAATAGTGGCAGAATCAGAACCAAAACTTAATTTAACACAAACCCAAGAGTATATAATAGCCCGTCATTCTAAAATGGTAGGCAAAGTACTTGATCTAATCGAAGCATCATTACCAGAAGGTAACCAATGTGACAAATTAAAGAAGCTTTTACAGGTTCCTTTATATGATTTTCGTAATGAAATGATACAGTTAGATGCTAAAGGATTACCTAATACGGACTAAATTATAAAAAACATATTATAATTTTTAGCTTTTCAATAGGATTTTTCGATTTCCGTAGTATAATGTAGTAACGTTTAAATACAACGTTATATTTCTTTCTATAATTTAAAGGTCGGATGGCTAAGACCAACCTTTTATGATAGTAGGATCAAACTAAAAGATCATAGGAGGTTAAAAACTATGGCAGAAATAAACGAGAAGCTTGAGAAGCAGATGGAAGGCACTAATCTTGCTCTAGCGGCTGTTGCTGAAGTTCTTCAAAAAATGGACTCCAGACTTTCTAAAGAAGCCGAGGACGAGGAAGAAGAGATGAAAAAAGCCGAATACAACAATGCTCAAGCAGAACTAGTAAAATCAGTTGCTTCTGAAGTTGTTTCTATGTTAAAAGCTAATGAAGGTGACAGCTATGCTGGTACTGATATTAGTGGAGACGAAAGAAAGGCTAAAGCATCTGGTGGAACACCGCAAAGTGCTGATGATTCAGAAAGCGATGCTGGAATCTCTTCTAAAATCGAAGACCAGCAAAACACAATTCAAGCTGCTGATATGGGTGATGACGACGAAGAAGACGACATCGAGAAGGCATACCAAAAAGGATACGCAGCTGGTATAGAAAAAGGTCACAATGGTCATGATGATGACGATGACGCAGAAAAGGGTGGAATGGCATACAAGGCAGATGATGATGATGAAGCTGCTGACGAACCAATAGATGAGAAGGGTATGGACAACGAGGACGATGATGATATGGAAAAAATGCAAAAACAATTAAACTCTTTGAAAAAGCAACTTGCTGACACAGAGAATAATATGCAAAAAGCTGTAACATCAGAGGCAGAAAGTAGACTAAGAAAAATGGGATTCAGAGAGGAAACTGGATTACAGGCTCCAAAGATTGTTAATTCTTTAGGTGTAGATGATACTACTCCAATTAAGAAATCAGCAGCTGTGGACACACCTGATCAACTAGCTGAACTTTCTTACTCAGAACTTAGAAAACTACAACACCAAATAGAAACTGGTGACACAGATGGTGTCCCTAGGGAACTATTAGGATAATTAAAACAAACTATAGGAGATTATAAACATGGCTAATCCAAGTTTAAGTGAATATCTTGCACAGTCTCAAAGAGGTTTGTATCAGTCTGTATTCGGTCCAGAATACCTACAGAAACAAACATACTTTACAGTAGACTCAGCTACAGGTATATTCAACACAACATATGGAAGAAAAGTTTGGCAAGCACTAAACAACCAAACTAGATTCTTCAACGCTATCCCAAGAACAGTTTGGGGTAACACAGCTGGTTGGAGGGTAAGAACTGATAGAGGTTCTGGTCGTTCAAGAGCTGTAACTGAAACTGGAAGTTTGCCAACAGTAGACATTTCTGACATTCAGACAGTATCTAGTTTACCTAGAATAGTGTCAACCACATTTGGTGCATCAGTGAAATCAGTATTCACTGCTCAACTAGAAGGTGGTGTTGGTGATGTTCTTGCGTTGGAAAACGAAAACGCTCAGTTAGATCACGTAAAAGAAATAAACGAAGAGCTTCTAGCAGGTTCAGCTTACTTGACTTCTGCTGGTGGAGCAACTTCATTCACAGTTCCTGCTGCAATAGCTAAACACTTCAAAGTGGGTGACGCAGTTGGACAATACGACGTTTCTGCTACAGGACATGACAGAACTTCAGGTTCTACAATTTCAGCAGTGAACACATCATCTGGTGCTGTTACAGTTGCTTCTGGTACTACATTCGCTGACGGTGACGTTGCGTATATATACAACAGAGCAGGTCTAACATCTATTGATGATATTGTTATGGAAGACGGAGCTGCCGTTGGTGGTGGTGAAGCAAGATCAAGAGCTTACGACCTAACTCTAGCTGGTAGAACAGCTGGTGCATGGAACGCAGGTGCTTCTGTTTCATATAACTCAGGTACTGGAAGAGCACTTAGCTTGACACTACTTGACACAGCAATCCAAAAAATTAGAGAGAATGGTGGAGAACCAAAACTAATCCTTTTGGGACACGACCAATACTTCAACTTAGAAAGATTGCTTAACAGTAACCAAAGATACTTAGGACAAGAAGAGTACCAAGTTGGTGTAGGTTCTGAAAGAACTTATCCGGGTACAAGAACTGGACTAGTATTGGCTACTTACCAAGGAATACCAATCCTTCCGGATGCTGATGTTCCGAAGTCTGTATCATCTGCAGACGCTGTATTAGGTTCAAACGTTTACGTTTTGGATACTGATTACTTAGAAATTGCTGTTGCTCAACCTACACAGTATGTTGAAAACAGAGATTACTTCGCAGCAAATGCTCTAGTTGTTAGAGGATTACTCTACACTATGGCTGAGATGAGATGTAAGAACATTTTTGTACAATCAAAAATAGCTGATCTAAACTCATAATTTTAGATCTAATACTTGCGGGGGGACTTCGGTCCCCCTGCTGCTTTGAAAATCAAACATTTTGTGGAGACTAACTAGTGGTCAATAAGGACACACAGGTGAATTTAGCAGTTTATATGGAACGATTAGATTCTTATATTTCTAGTCAAAACGCCCTCAACGAAAATCTATCTAAAAACTTAGAGAAGGTTGAAACTAAAGTCGATGATATCTCACAATGGCGTAGCAAAATGTACGGAATGAAAAGTATTCTACTAGCTATTGGAATACTAATTGTACATACTTCAGCTGTTATGGGTAGCTTTGTAGCTATCATAAATATTAATAAATAGGAGAATTATAAATGGCTAATGAAAGACACACCGACTATAGAGAATGGGATGTAGATCCTTCTACTCGTCAGTCGGTTCATCCGTTTAATCGATATGTAGCGATTTCAAATGCTGCCAGTACTACTGCCGAGGATGTTTTTACAATAACATCTAGTGGTGGGGAGAAGGCAACTAACTGGGTAACAAATCCCGGAGTAGAGGGAACCGATGTAACAATGTACACAGCAACTGGTTCCGCTGTAGCTAGAGATACAGGACAACAAGCTGAAGGAGCTGCATCACTTTTAGTAAACCCAGCTAACTCAGATGCAGGTGAAGGGTTTTATTGGGAATCTCCTACTATACCTTTTAGTGTAAACCCACAGTATATATCAGTTCAATTAGAACACAGAGGTGCATCAGCATCTGGGGCTGTAACATTGACCCTAAGAGACGCTGCGGGCACTACAAATCATGGAACATCTGGTTCAGATAACCTAGCAACTTCATGGAGAAGACTAACTGCAACATATGCAATACCGGGAAGTACTGATCCAGCTAAATATAGATTATATCTAACAACAACTGCTCAACACAACATTAACTTCTATGCTGATAAGATTATGTTTGAGGTTAGAGAAGATACTGCAGCAGTTTCTACTTACTTAGATGGTAACCAAACAAGTGCAGAAGGTCCTTTATATGAATGGACTGGTACTGCAAATGCTTCATCATCTATTAAAAAACCTAATCTAAACTCCATAAGGGGTGTTCAATTTAAAAATCAGTCTGGCACAGCCGCAGATATTATATATCTAGCCTTTGGTCAAACTGCTACTGCAACTAACGGAATCCCTATTTATGGCGGGCAAACATTTGAAACTCATTTTCCTACAGATTTCAGAGGAAAGATATCAATGATAGCAGCTCAGAATACTCCTACACTTACTGGGGTAATTTGGGGAACTACAGGAGCATAATAAATGGTAAGTACCATTACAACAGACATGGGTAATATCCCAAGTCCATCTAATTGGATTCAAAATGATGACGATTGTGGATGCGATGAAACTCCATCTATTGATGCTGGGGATCCATCTATCTTATTCTTAGAGAAAGCCATAGAAACTACTGAGACTATTGATGGTAAAGTATCTATAAAAGAAATTTCTAAAGCTTTAGATGAATATCAAAGATTATATAAAGCGGGATTTTCTACACCAGCAGAGATCTTAACTCTGTCCAGAGCTTACCCTGAGAAGTCAGAATATAGTAAAGCTCTTAAGAAAATGGGTGTAACTGATGATGATAAACTTGTCATTGGTGGACCTGCTTCTATTGAATTAGTAGATAGAGAAGGACATTTGATTACAACTAATGCTTTATCCAAAGCTTTTGATAAGTATATGGATAACTTTAGAACCAGAAATGCTATGGTATTACACTCTGACGTTCAAGTAGGATGGGCATTACCAGCTTATATAAGTAAGGGTGGTCAAATATACAAATCAGGAGTAAGTGGGAATGGATTATTTTTTATAACTGAGCTACGGAACGACACTAAAATATCTAAAAAGGTCCAAGAGCAAATACATAGTGGGAAACTAAAAAGCTACAGTATTGCTGGAAGTGCCTTGAAAACACAGAATATACAAAAAGGATTACAAGATGTAATGCAAGTAGATGAACTAGAACTTGCTGAGGTAACTGTTTGTGAGAAAGGTGTGAATCAAGCAGCTTCTTTTGACATTATAAAGTCAGAGGCTCACGTAGGCACATGCATAGATGGTAGCTGTCTTATATATAAAGAAGATGAAGAAGAACAAGATAAAATGACTCACGGAGAAGTTAGTTATCAAAAAGCTAGCGAAGATCAAAGGGCTCATGGATTTACTTGTGGTACATGTGATTTCTTTAATAAGAAAGATGGATCATGTTCTATTGTATTAGGAAACATAAAAGAAGATTATTGGTGTTCAAGGCACAGTAAAAATACACACGGGGAAGACGAACCAGTTCAAAAACAGGAGGTGAACTTAGTCATGACAGAAGAAGGAAATATAGATTTTATGAAAAGCTTTATGAGCTTTATGAAAAAGGATTTTTATGCAGCTAATGTGTTGCATAATACTCAAGCGAGACAGGATGAACATCATCGACTTCTCGATAGATTAGGTTTTCCAGAGGAGCTGGAACCTGAAAATGCTCGATATACACCGGTCATTGAATACGATCCTTCACCCTTTGGGCACAAGAAAGTTCCATGGGCAGTGAATGAAGCAGGAGAAAACCTTGCTATACGTCACTACGACGAAGCATTAACTGTTCCTATGTTGGGTAGATATAAGAAAAGAGGTGTTGTGGAAGGGGCTAACTCTTCTGAAACGCCTGCAAGTCAATTGAATACTACTGAAGGATTCAATAATCTAATAACGCAATTAGCAAGAGACGGATCTAAGAAGTCCGGACACCCATGGTATTCTCCTGAGATAGCTGTAGATATGAAAAAAGCAACGGACTCTTTCTTCAATTGGATGGAAAGAGAGAACACACACTTGTATAAGGAATCTTGTCCATGTGAATCGTGTTTCCATAAATCTGCAGACTTTAGAGGAACTAAACAGAAGACCGCTGATTTTTTAGACTAGGGGGTAATGATACCCCGCTACAAAAGGTTCTTTCTGCATTAGCTTATATTGGGGGCATACCTCCCAAAAAGATAAGAACTGCGGGTAAAAAGATATTAGATAATAAAATAGAGCAAAAGCAAGTAGACAATCCTTTTGCAGTTGCTACAGCTCAAGCAAAAAAGATGGGGTATAAGAACTTTGACGAAGGATCATCTGGCGAAAAGAAACGAGATGAAATAGCCGAAGCTCTTAAACGGAAATCTAGTACACGCTAGTATAATAAATAGATAGAAAAATCTATCTTAGTATTTAAGGAGGAAACTAAATATGGCATTAACAATAACAACACCGGGTGCTGCTAGTGTAGGACCAGCTATTGCTGGAGGAACACCTAGTAAGTTCACTATCAAAAGAATACAATTTGATAGTTCTTACCCAACTGGTGGAGAATCATTGACAGCTGGGGACCTTGGCTTTACAGCAATACACGCTGTTATGATCGACACAGAAACTTCAGGATATGTAGCTCAATACGACTACAGCAATAGTAAAGTTGAAGTGTACGAAGCTGGAGCTGATGGTGCTGCATTAGACGAAGTAGCTAACACTACTGACTTATCTGCAGTTTACATTAGAATTGTAGCATACGGAACTGCGTAACAATCATTTAACACAATTTCTTTTGCTTTGTTTGTATAATAATTAGGGTGACAAATAGTTGCTTAAACAAACTATAGGCGAGGTAAAATTAAATTGACACGATTCAAGATATTTGATTGGTTTCACACAGTAGATGATATGCTAAATGATTCAGAGATGAATCAGGCTTTCGATGATTACAAGAGAGCAGAACATATACAAGAAACATTTCATGCAAGGAATCGTAGGATATAGGAGAGGAAGCTTATGTTTGGAAAACTTAGACCACAAATATTTTTAGCAAT